AATAATCTATATGTCTTATTTTCAATAACTACATAAACTAACATACCATATCTTCTTCTACCAGAAGATAAGCTATCAAATTCTAAACCCACAACAGTATTAACTGGTATGTTATTTCTATCTTGTATTGTATTAACTTCTAAATATCCTCCAATACCTAAAACAGAATGATGTGTTCCATAAGTATCTCCTGATGAACCATTTACAGTTGGCGAAGCTAATAATGTACCCGTATAATAATTTGTCATTATTTATTTTATTTTAAGCTGATATAATGTTAAAAGTATTACTCATACTTTGATCAGATTTTGCAAGATAAAATCTTTCAGTATAACCATTTGTATTAGTATAACTAATAACAAATAATGTTCCTGTTGATAAATTACCCCATGCATTATTTGGTAATCCATTAACTGTAAATGCTGGAATACCAAAAAACATTGGGTAAACATAATAAAAATATTCATTACTAAATGTAATTGGAGTAAATGTTTTAGATTTACTTGTTGTTAATTCACTTGATGGCGAACCACCATTTAATAATACTTGAATAGCTGCTGCATCTGCACTTGTATATACTGTACTACTTTTAAACCAAAATCTTTTATGTCTCCATGAAATAGCTGCTGAAGCTGTTGCTATTTCACTTCCTGCTGTAGCCCTTAATAAATATGTTCTTGTTTTTTGTGTTGTACCTGTTACCGGAACATAATCACTTAATGTTATACCATATGCTGCTGTTCCCGATTGTGTATTTCCATCGATTATAGCAACATTTAAATTATAAACACTATCACCAGTCGTATCTAATTGTATCTGTGTTAACGGATTTGTATTTCTTGTTGCAGTCCATGATAAATTTCCTAATGTTCCATCACCAAATTGTCTACTTGAACCACCACTTGCAATACTAATAGCACCTGTTGGAGGAACTGATGGAAAGAAATATCCTTCTAAAAATTGCCCTAAAGTATTTCCACCAACATAAACAGATGGTACACCAGATCTAGTTGTAAATCTATTACTATCAAAAGTAGTATCAGCACCACCACCTTCATTTGGTTTTAACTTAATTATATTATCAGTATCAAGTGTTAATACATATTTTGATGTTATAGTACCACCCGTTGCATTATCTAATGATCCATCAATTTCAACATTTTTTGATTTTAATGTACCATCAAAATTTGTTACACCTGATAATGTTAAAGTATCACCTGATAATTGTCTAAATTGATTATCCGCTAATCTTGGTCTCGCAAAAAAATTTGACATTAATATTTATAATTTTAATATAAATACTAAAAAATCTTTTTGTTGTGTTATTTAAAATAAAAAACCTTGAAAAAGAATATATCTTAATCAAGGTTAAAAAATTAATTTATTTAACTATTTTTACAAATTATCCATTCTATTTAAAGAAATATTATATGATTTTTCTTCCATATCAATCATTATATAATTACGTTTTAAATTAAAACATGCTTCCCCTAATGTTCCACTACCACAACAATTATCTAAAATTAAATCATTTTCTTTTGTACCAATTTCAACAATTCTTTCAATTAATTTAAGTGGTTTTTGTGTTGAATGATCTAATTTTTCTTTAGAATTATGTGGTAAAGCAGGTATGTCATTCCAAACATCACTTAATGTAATTCCATCTTTTAAAAAACCATCAACATATTCTTTTCTTTTACTATCTATTTTTATTTTAATATTATTAAAAATTCCATTTTCACCGTTACAATAATAACAAATTGGTTCATATCCACTCGCTAATGCCTTACCTCTTGTGTTATTAAAATTTCGTTTTCTTGCCCAAATAATTATTCGTTTTTCATTAAAATATTCATCAAGTATTGTAGCAATTTTCCTATTATATTGTCTTCCCGTAAATAAAAACAAATTTCCATTATCTTTTATTATTCGTTTATATTGGACAATAACATTTCTGCACCAATTAATATATTCTTTTTCATCTTTCCATTGGTTATCCCATTCATCCTTAACAACTTTATAAAAAGGTAAATCACAAATAATATGATCAATATATTTATCAGGTATTTCTTTCATAATTTCTAAACAATCACCCAAATATATTTTATTTATTTCTATGTTCATATTATTTATTATCCATTAAATTATTAATCATATTTTTATCTTCACTATCTAATTTACCATCCATTAAATTTTTTATAAAATCGTCAACATCGCCATATTTTGTATTACTGTTTTTATTAGATATTGTTTCTTCTTTTTTAATCTCATTGTTATTTTCATTATCAAAATTAAAATTTGACATTATTGGCTCTTTAATATCTGTGACATTATATACTTCATCATATTTTGAAACTTCAGCATGTAATTTTAATGTCTTATCTTCAATACTTTCTAAATCTTTTTCATCATATTTTTTTAATGTTGTTCTCCAATTATTATTGGTAGATCTTATTTCTAATGTATCATTATTAAATATGCAATCTTCAATTTGTTGTCCATCTTTAGCAAATCGAGCTTTAATTATTTTAATATTTGCTAAATCATTTTCTCTTTGAGGTTGAGTTTTTGCTATTGAGAGTAATAAATGAGTTTTTTGAACTCTTTTTATACTACCTCCAGTATGTCCAGCTTCTAACCATTCTGCTGAAAATCCTAGACGGCCACTTTGTACAGCTGTCCATCCGGGTATATCAAATTCAGCAATCATACCCATAAAAGATTTAATAATAAGTTTTTCAGATTCATTTACATCATTAGTTTTTTTATGACATTCAATACAATCTAAATAATCTAATATAATTTCATCAAATTTAATTCCAAATTTCTTTTGGTATCTTATTATCCATTGTTTTAATTGTGGAATAGTTGTTTCGTCTTCAATAAATCTTTTTATTATTAATTCTCCGGGTTTATTTTCATTAAAATATGTTGTAATTTTTTCTTTAATATCTTCTTTTCTGCCTTTAAATTGTGATAATGGAACTTTAGACCAAATTGCATAATGTTTTCTTTTAATTTGTGACAGAGTATCTTCAAAAACAATATGTAATATATTTTTTCCTTCATTAACACCAGTATTAGCAATTTTTGTAAGCATACTTGACTTTCCAAAACCAGATGGGCTAAGAATTACACCAGTTTCACCCCTGCCTAAACCACCTCCGGTAATTTCATCTAAAAATCCAATACCCGTTGGTATTGTTTCTCTAAATTCATCTTTTAATACATCATCAATTTCTTCTAATATTTGACTACCAAAATCTTCATCATTACCAATATCTTCAATTTTTTTTATTTTTTCTTCGACTTCAACAATAATATTTTTTGATTTTATACCACCTGTTTTTACTTTTTCTTGAATAAATTCAGAAAATTTTCTATATTCTTGTTGTTTAATAAATAAAAATGTTTCTCTTTGAACAACATCGCCATCATTTAATAAATCTTTATTTAAAACCCTATCATTCCAAAGTCTAAGTTTATTGATTATTGCTAATAATAATTCTTCTTCAATTGGATCATTATGTGATTTATATTTCTGTATTGCAAGATTTATACTTTGATTAGGAATATTAGATACTTTTTCATTATCTTTAAAATATTGAAGCATAATAATAAACATCTTTTTCATAGATGGATCATCAAAATACTCAACTGATAATAAAGGAATTATTTTTTCTGCAAATTCAGGTTCTATTAATAGTTGCCACATTAATTTTAATTGAAATTCAGGGCCTAAATAACCTGTTAAGGTATGTGTTGTTTCGTTGCTAATATCTGACATTTAATATAAATTTAATAAATTACTTTTAAAAAAATCTTGCTACTTAATTATAGCAAGATTTTAAAAAAATCAAAAATATGAAAAACAAAATTTTAGTATAACTTTCTCAAAAGATCATCACGTTTCATTTTTGGCAATTCTCTAACTTGCTGTATAGTATAATTATATTTATTTATTAAAGCATAATCTTCCCACATATGATTTACATCATTTTTCTTTAAGAAATTATAAATCTTATTTGCTACATCATTTATTAAATAAACAATTTCATTTGAATATCTAACTTCATTATTATAACCATTAACATAAAATATCCTTTCAACAATTAAATTATCATTAATATAAAAATTAAATTTAAATTCTACACCTTTTATAATTTTATCTTCTATAACTTGTTTCTTTACTTCAGGTTGTTTATTGATAACATCCCTTATTTTTTGTGGATATAAATCCACCATCATATTTTTATACTCAAGAAAATCATAAATAAGATCATCTTTGATCTCCATTTCATAATAATACTCTCTTTTAGATAATGTTTTTTGAAATTTACTAATTATTGAAGATAAAATACATCTTATATCAACAGATGATCTAATTGCCGGACTAATAACATCAGCATTGAAAATTCTTTCAATAATTAAATCTTTTTCCTGAAAAAGAGTGATTTTAAACGTATTCTCAGTTTGCTTATTTTGTTGCATATTTAAATTTTTTAATTGTTATTACTTATCAAAAATAAATAAAATTTATCAATATTGCAAGAGTTTTTATTGAGAATTCTTTAAATTTTTATAATAATTTTCCAATAACTGTTTTTCGTACATGATAACAGTATAAAACGGTTCAACATAATTAACAAATGTTCCATTATATATACTTAAAAATTCATCTTCAATCATCATTTTATATAAATTTTTTGATCCTCTATTTTCTGGTGATAATGGCATATCTAATTGTTCCAATGCTTCAATTGCTTCATCATTTAAAAATGGCTCCTTTAAATTTATTAATCTATAATTTAATTTTAATCTTTCAATATTATTTAATAAATTTTCAAAACATTTTAAAGGTTTTTTCTTTTCTTTAACTCTTTCTTCATTAATTATTTTAGCTTTTTTACATATTTCTTTTACTGTAACATATCCAAATTCCATTTCAGGAAAATATTTTAATAAAGTCTTCTCTTGTATACCTTCAATACCCTTAATATTATCAGATGTATCTCCACAAATAATTTTCATCGTTAATACATTACTATAATGATAACCAAATTTAAAATAAAAATTTTGCTTTGTTACAGGTTCATCAATATTTGGAAAAATTATAGTGATTTCATTATCAAGCATTTGAGCATAATCACGATCATTTGAAAATATAAAGAGTTCTCTATCATTATTATGTTTAATACAATATGATGCAATAACATCATCTCCTTCAATTTCATCAACTTCAATTTGTCTTATAAAAAGTTCTTCACAATAGCATTGTAATCTTTTTTTTTGTTTAAGGGCAGATTCTTCTTTTTCTTGTTCTCTTTTTATTTCTGCTTCAGATAGCTCTATTTTACTATACCAAGATTTTGACTTTCTATTTGCTTTATATTCATGATCTAATATATGACGAAGTTTTCCAGATTGCTCTCCGTCATATGCAATAATGATCATATTAATAGAATATTGTTTAATTAAAGACCGTATTTTTGTAAGTGATTGGTATAACCCCGAAATTTGTCCAAAAGAATTAGTATATAAATTTTTAGCTCCATTTATTGAACGTTTAAAT